GACGACATACGCGCCGCGCGGCAGCAGCACCTCGCGGACGTAGATGCCCGGCCCGAAGCGGTGCGTGACCGGGCAGTCAGCCTGCGGCTGCTCCAGAAAGGCGGCTTCGACCTGATCGGCAAGGGTCATCTGTTATTCCCAAAATACGTTGATTGTGCCCGCGTCAAATAGCGCCGCGCCGCCGGAAAGCAGTCGAACGCTGTCAAGCACACCGCCAAGAGTGACAGTTCCTGTCATACTGTTGATGACTTGAGTTGGCCGAGAAGCGAATCCTACCGCTACCCAAGTATTGCCTGAAACGTTATGCAGCGTGACAGACCCGTTGCGCGCAGTTGCAGACGTTTGACCGGAAATATCCAGCAGAAAGTCAGTTGTTGAAGTGTTACCTGCAACGCCATTCCATATGTCGCAAAGGTAGCCGGAAGTCGCAAAGACGCCGCCCGTCCCGAGGCGCAACGTGACCGCCGTAGAAGCGTTTGTAGAAAGACTTAAAAATGCTACTGTGACGCGCCGCACCCATGAAGGAATACCAGTGAAATCGGCGTTTGTCGTTGTTGGCGTCTGAGCCGTGCTTGAGACGATGCTAGAGCCCCACGAGACAGTCGTGCCATCGGTCCCCAGCACCTTGCCCGCGTTGCCCGTCTGTGACGGTATCTCGACCGGCGCAGCGGTTGACGCCCACGTCGTGCCGTTACTGGTCAGCAGGTTGCCGGACGTGCCGGGGGCAACCAGCCCTACCGCCGTTGTGCCATTGCCCAGCAGGACGTTGTTGAGTGTCAGCGTTGCGAGCCCGGTGCCGCCGCTGGCGACCGGCAGCGGCGTTGTCAGGCCGCTGATCGTGCCGCCCGAGACGGTGGCGTTCGTGACCGAGCCGCCGATCACAAGGTTGTTTAACAACTGGAACCGCGTGCCGTCGTACTCAACTAAGGCCAGCTTGCCCACTTGAATGTCGCCCGCAGACAACGCCGTGCCGTTGTTCTTGCTGATCGCCTGGGCCGTCAAACCGTCAATAGCTAGGGTGGCGGCGGCGGTGTTAGTGTTTGCTGCAATGAAACTGTAGACCGCGCCCGTGGCGTAGGATGTGACCGTTGGTGTGCCCGTGGCCGCAATCGTGTTCGTGCCCGTCACGTTCGTCAGAATGCTGTACAAGCTGAACGGGTCATTGATCGAAGGGATGTTGTCGTAGGTGCCAACAAGGACCGCCGCCGACGTTCGCACGATAAATTTGTAGTCGGTGCCGACCTCTTGATAGACTGAGTTGGGCGCGCGCCCCGCCGAGTCCAGCACGATGGGGTTGGCGTTGGCGACGCTGCCGGTGCTTGTCGTGTACGTTGCCTTGGGGGTTGTCGTGCCCGCCGTGTATGTGTAGATCAGGCCACCCGCAAGCGGGTCGCCGTTGTTGTCGAACAACTGGATGCCGACGCCGCCTTGGAACGCCGAGAGGTTATAGGAGGGCATGGTCGGTCCTCACAGGATTTGCGTTACGGTCAGAACGACGCCCGGCGCCGCAGGGTATGCTGGCGAGCCGCTTGCCGCAAACGTGGCTATGTCAACATAGCCTGCTTTTGACAAGCCATACAGTTCAAAATACGCTCCCGCCGCCACATCAACGTAATACGTCGCCGTCAGCGTGGCCGAACCGGACGCGGCGACCGCTGCCCGGCTTGCCGAAAACGCTTGGTTTGCACCGTTCAGCTTCAGCCAGAGGATGAAATAGTCGGCGTTGGTCACGTCGGGGTTGGACAATTGCAGCGTGGCGGTCAAAAGGTACGTGCCCACGTTGTTGAGCGTGACGCGGTTGGACGCCAGCGTCATGTTGCGCCCAAGGCTGGTTACGGACAGCGGGACAATTGTCGGCGTATCCGCGACAAACGTCGGTGACGTGGTGTCGTAGAACCGCCCCAAGCCTAGTCCGAGCAAAGCCGACAGGCCCTCAAAAAACCGAAACCACTCCCGCGTCGTTGTCCGGCTGGGATCATCGACTAGGATCGGGACGCGGGACGCGGGCAGGCGCGTGTCGCTAAGCATTAGTCGGCCTCACAGTCAATTCGGCCCCAAGAATGTTAATCTCGATAGGGTCGGTGCCTGAGACTTCGTAAACGCGATCACGAATTTGTGTAGTGACGCCCAGCCGCCGCCAGATGACGCGCAGGCCGTAATTGCCAAGCGCCCCCATCGGCAGCCAGTGTTCGCTTGACCACGTATGGCCGCCATCGTCGGACCAGCGCAGCATGACCTGCGGGTCGGAACCCTGCACACTGCCGTCAAGGCCCACGCCCGTCTCGCAGTCAAGTTGCAGGGCGTCGTGGATCGTGCGCTTGAGGTTGTTCTGGCCTGGCGGCAACGCCCGCCACGAACGCAGCCACTTCTGCGGCTGGTCGTAGTCGGCGTGGACCAACAGGTCGTAAGCGTAAAGGTTGCCGTTCTGGTAATCGCCCAACACGTTCTGGTTGTTAAAGAACGTCTGGCAGTTCCCGCGCTGGCGCGTAAAATCGCCGTTAAAGAAGCCCGCGCGCTCATGCCACGCTTGCGTCGCGACATCGTAGACCCACGTCGCGTTAGCGGACGGGAAGGACAGCACGTAGAAGGCGTGACCGTCCTGCTGGTATGTGTACGCTACGGCGTCCGTGATGTCTTCGTATTGCTGGATGTGCCACTCGACGGCGTGCGTCGATACGCGGACACCCGTATAGCCGTTCGCCCGGTAGATGATGCCCTTACCGCGCGCGTCAGCGCCTAACCAAAACAGGGCGTTGTCAAGTTTGGCGACCGAGAACGCGGCGGCGCAGCCGATCTCGTTGAACGCACCCTGGATGCGTTTGAGGGGGAAGTCTGCTGTACCGGCGTTATACCAAACTTCGATAGAGTTGGAGCCAAACATCCAGACTTCTGAGTGGTTGGTGATTGACGACACGAGCCCGTCCGGGTCACCCTCGGCGCTGGCAAAGTCGAGCGGATCGACAGACGTACCATCATTGAGGCTCGTCACCCACATGCGTTGGCTGTCTGGTTCGATGAAGACAAAGTAGCTGTCAAGGAACGAAACGGTGGTTGCGCCGGGGAAGTCGGGGTCGGTAATCTGCGCGTAGACCGCCGTGCTGGTGTTGTAGATGTAGCTTGGGCCGCTACAGGCGATGAATATCTGCACGCCGTTGTAGGCCATTGACACGGGGCCGTCGTTGGCTAACGTGCCGAGCAGCGTGGCGGCGTAAGTATCGTCAACCTGATAAAGCTCGTCACCTGACGCAACGTAGAGGTACGCGCTCGCCGCGAGCAAGCCTCGGATCGGACCAGCGCCAACAGTCGCCAGAAGCTCAAGTCCCGGCGCGCGCTGAAGAAACGCAGGCTCTTTACCTTCCTGAAGCATCTCAGGAAAGAGGTTGACCATACGGTTGTCCGCAGCATTGACGCTGCGGGCAACATACGCGCTTCCAAGGATAGGGCTTTTCATGTCCACCCATTCTCGTCGCACAACCGTAAATATTCCGCGACGGTCATGTAGCCTGCGTCAGTAAGGGCGCGAGCCATGTCGTGGGTCATTAGTAGTTCCCCGCAAAGATGTTATATTTCTGCGTGCGCGCGACAATGCTGTACGGCATCGACAGCACGTCGTCTGGGTTATTGATGCGTTTCAGGTTGCGCTTGGATGTCATGGCGATGCGCTGCACCTGCGGTGACGGCTCGACGCCAAACTCGGCGGCAAACTCGGTCGCCAGATTGTAGCGAAAGGCGCGCAGGTAGCCCGGCGGAAACGAGAGCGTCGTCGCCAGCCCTGCGGGCTGCGTCAGCTCCTCCACCGAAATGAAATGGAACTCCAGCGCCCGCGAAGGCACCGGGTACAGATACATTTCAATGTCCGGGTGGGTCATATTGATGAACATGACTTGCGGGTACGTGCTGGTCACGGTCTTGGCAGCAATGCCGTTGTATTGTGCTTGGTTTATAAATTTTATGCCATACGAGGTGTTTGTCGCCGCGTCACGGAAATAAGTCGAGTCGTCGAGCAGCACGGGGCGGGCGCCAACAAGATTGCCTGTCGGCCCGAGCGTGCGGGAAATTGTGTTGGCGGGCCACGTTAGCACCTGATCCTGCGTTGCGTAGATTGCAAGGCGC